AATGGGTAAAGGATTTCATACACATATTATATTAGAGAAATTACCTGAAAAACAGTATTGTCAGTGTATAAAAGAATTAGCTCGAACACTTGCCCCAGTTTGTGATACTTCAAATTATCACTTATTCTCAGGTGCTATAATAAAAGAAAGTGATATAAATAAAAGACGCGAATATATATTAGGTGTGAAATCTGATCCTACAAAACACCTAAAACAACAGATGGATATAATCTGGAGAAAAGAAAATTGCCTTAAGCCCTATTATGGAAATGTAAATATATGTTTAAAAAAGGACTAATATTTTTTTATTTTGGAATCAAGGTGTTAGTAAATATTTTTAAATATTTACGAGCCGCCCCTCTGGAGAAAAATAAAAAATACTTAACAAATTCTATCTTCAACAAAGAATCAACGTTCGTGCGCTCAGGAGGAGCGTGGTTGGAGCAGACTCCGACAGCGACGGGACGCGCGTATGTCCACTATTGTTTGAGACTAGAATTAGAGCGGGAGTTTTAACGGGAGCGAATAATTTTAGTCGAGTCTATAGTAATTGAATCTCGCGAGATTCAATCCTTAATAAATCCTTATTTATTAGAAAAAAAATAAATTCTGACTATTTTTTTTTTCTTAGGTATTGTTAAATGCCTTATAAGACCCGTAAATCAAAGAAGTCGGTTATTCGCCGAAAACCCGTTAAAAAGACTTATAAAAAGTCATCTAATACTACTAAATCGTTAGTAAATTTAATTAAAAAAGTTAGTTTAAAACAAACTGAAACTAAATATACACATTTTTCTGCTGAAAATTATCAATTATACCATAATTTAGCTTCAATACAGTCTGGAAGTTTATATACAACTCAAGGAACTGGTGATGATGGTTCAGGAACTAATAAAACTGCTATGAGAATAGGTGATGAACTTATTGCTCGTGGTTTATCTTTTAAGTTTTGGATAGCCAATAAACAGGATAGGCCCAATGTTATGTATCGTTTAATTATTTTTAAATACACCCGTGATACGACTTTATCGTTATCTAATTTATTGAAGGGTGCTGTTTCTAATAATATTATGGATGATGTAAATAAAGAAAGAATAACCGTTGTTTATCAAAAAATCTTTAATTTACAAGTAGGATATTCGGCATTTGCTTATAGTGCCGTGCCGACTGAAACATATGGGCGTGAAGCACATAAATATTTACAAGTATGGATACCTTTCAAAAACAAAAAAATTCATTATAATGATGGTGGACATGATCCTAAATTTTTTGATTATGGTTTTGCTCTAATTGCTTATGATTCTTATGGAACATTAACAACTGATAATATTGCTTCATATGCTTGGGAACGAAAGTTCTATTTTAAAGACCCCTAAATAGGTTTACTATTATAGACTACATCTATATATTCTTGTTAGATGTAGTCGAAGTGATCGAGGAAAAAATTGGTGATACTTTATATCAAATTTTAAATTAAATTTTTTTTCTAATTCTTAATTAAATGTTAATACAACAAATATTAAGAGAAATAGCTATAGAGGATATTACAATAGAAGAGTATAATCTCGGAAATGTTGATACAATTATACAACAAAAGACTCGCAAATTAGATTTATATTATAAGAAAAAAGCAATGGAGAGGGTAGTAAGTCAATATTATTATAATCATTTTAATAAGTTGATAATGGAGGAAAGAGTCGAAGATATATTACCATTATTTACGGAAATAAAAAATGACATAAAATCGTTAGATGAAAAGACAAATTATATATTTGTAAATGTTAATCCCGCTCCGAATCATTCTTTAGATTATTTTCATAAGTTAATACATAAAGCGATGTCAAAAAAGTGGGTAAAAGATTATTTGTTTGTATTTGAACAAAGAGGAGAAAATGAAACCGAAATGGGTAAAGGATTTCATACACATATTATATTAGAGAAATTACCTGAAAAACAGTATTGTCAGTGTATAAAAGAATTAGCTCGAACACTTGCCCCAGTTTGTGATACTTCAAATTATCAC